CCTTTTAGAGCTGTCTAGCGGTTATGACGGCGAAGCATTTTATTTAGACCAGTCGCAATTAGACGGGCCTGATGTGCTTGACGGTGACGGCGAGGACTTTAACGACATCACAGACGTGGCACAGTTAATTACAATTAGTCGAGGCCGTCATAAACCGTTAGACGTATTTGGGCCGGGCACAATGTCTGTGTCAATTAGCGTGCCAGTAGGCAACCGTGACTATGACCCGCTAAACACATCTAGCGTTTATTACAACCAATTGACAGATCAGCCGGGTCTAGCGCCATTGCGCCCGATCAGGCTTAGCCGCAACGGTGAGTACCTTTTTACAGGCGTAGTGACCACGTTTAACCAGACCTACAACATGGCTGGAATGACCACCTACAGCATTGCGGCCGCCGACAATACCTATGTGCTGTCACAGGGCAATCTGCCCGAAACAGCCACCACTAGCCAAACCTCATCAGCGCGCATTACAGCCGTTTTAAGCGCTGCAAACTACACAGGCGCTACAAGCCTTACCGCCTCGCCAGTGACCACGCTAGGCGCTTACACCATCCCTAGCGGCACAAACGTAAACGCCTACATAAACCGCATCCAACAGGCCGAACAGGGCCGCATTTTCTGTGATCGAGAAAACGTGCTTACCGCCCAAGAACGCATAGGCACAACACTTGAGCCGGCTACAGCCACATTTAACGACACCGGCACAGCCACACCGTATGACGCGGTGTTTGTGGAGTTTGACCAACAGACAGTAATAAACAATGCCAACATCACTATTGAGTCTGGCGGCACGCTACAAAACGCCAGCAACGCGTCATCAATTGCAGAGTACTTTACGCAAACAGAGGCAATCACAGACAGCCTGCTAAGCAGTGACGCACAGGCCGCCACACTTGCTAGTTACCTGCTGTACCCACAACCACGCCCACGTTTCACCAGTGTGTCAACCACATTTGCCAGCCTGACCGATGCACAAAAAACGGCTTTAGCACCAATAGAAATTGGGCAGACAGTGTCAGTAACTAAAACCTTTACATCTGGCACACCGTTAAGTGTCAATCAAGACTTAAGCGTTGAGGGCATAGATCACGTCATTGACATGAATACAGGCCACCGCATGACCCTGTGGACATCAGCAACTGTCATCCTTGACCAGTTCATTTTAGATGACATTACGTTTGGTGTGCTATCTACCAGTAACGCGCTCGGTTAGGATAAAGTGCAACTATGACTACGCCTTTTCCGTTTGTTGCAAACACGGTGCTAAACGCATCGCAACTTAATGCAATTACCACGTTGCCAGTAAACGCTAGAACTGCTAACTACACGCTGGTTGTCGGTGATGTCGGTTATCGAGTACAAATGACGGCGGCGGGCGCTACAACAATTACAGTTAACACAGGCATTTTTGCTGCAGGTGACACGATTTGGATACAAAACTTAGGTGCTGGCACTTGCACAATTACTGCCGGTACAGCAACGGTCGGTACGGCATCATCTTTAGCGTTGGCACAATATGGAGGTGGCACGCTTGTTTTCCAAAGTGCTAGTGCTGCTACTTTTTTTAGCCAAGTTGCAGTCAATTACGGCACTGCTACAGGTGGCACATCGTCCAGCATTACGGTTGGCGGCGCAAATTACACGTTGCTAGGTTTTACAACAGATGCAAACCTTGTCGTTTCTAAAGCAGGTTTGTTTGATGTTTTGATGATTGGCGGTGGCGGTGGCGGCGGTAACTCTGTAGGTGGCGGTGGCGGCGGTGGCGGCATTATTGGATTGACAACAACCTGCACAGTTTATTTACCTGCTGCAACTTATGCAGTTGATGTTGGCGCTGGTGGCGCTGGTGGCGCACCGGGTACAAATGGTTTGCAATCGGCTGTAGGCACGGTTACAGGCGTTATTGGTGGAGGTGGCGCTGGTGGCGGTGCATCGTCTGCAACAAGTAACGGCGCTCGAGGCGCGTCTGGTGGTGGCTCTGCAAACGGAGAAGGCAGCGCGCTTTCTGTATTTGCATTAGGGCAAGGTAATAACGGTGGCACAAGCGCTGGTGGCAACAGCGGCGGTGGTGGTGGCGGATCTGCAACTGTTGGCGGCAACTCATCTGGCACAACCGGTGGTGCAGGTGGAAACGGCACAGACATCACAGCATTTACAACTACCAGCCACTTTGCTAGCGCTGGCGGCGGTGGTGGTGGAACAGTTACAGGCGGTGCGGCTGGTACTGGTGGTGTAGCAGGAAAGACAAGCGGAACAGGCAACGCAGGTGTAAATAACGGTGCAGGCGGTGGCGGTACGGCTGGCGGTAGTGCTGGTGGCGCTGGTGGCGCAGGTGCAGTATTTGTAAGGTTTAAGGTCTAATGATGGAACAACAATTCTTTGCACAAATAAATGATCAAAACATAGTTACCGATGTGCACGTTGTTACAAAAGTGTTTATGGAAACACATCCTGAACGGTATACAGGCACATGGATTGAGACTTACATTGAGGATGGCAAAACTTACGCAGGTATTGGCTACACATGGAACGGCACAGATTTTGTTGCACCAGTAATTGAGCCGTCATGACTGTAAACAATTTGCCTAAGTTTGTGATCTTGCTTGTCGGCTTGCTATGCCTTACAGCGCTAATGATCTTTGACAAAATAGACATGGCATCTGGCGTGCCAATGCTGACAATGATTATTGGCTACTCGATAGGCAACGGTGTAAACGCTAAACAAGGCGGCGAGTCAAGCAACGTGTTCGGCAACAAAAAAAGCAAGTGATACCCGCCAACCCTAAAGTTGTAAACAGCAGGCCGTACACAGGCAACAGTGACGGCGCATCTGCAAGTCATTTACCTGGCATGGATGAATGGATACGGCAAGCCATCAAATATGGCGGCGGCGCGTTTTGGAATAACGGCAGTTGGGGAATACGCAATATGCGCGGGTCAGAAAACTTAAGTGTGCACGCAACTGGTCGAGCCGTTGATCTGTCCTACAGACCGTCAGAAAAATACCCAACAGCAAACCGTAAAGCGTCTATGGCGTTTCTACGCATCCTCATTGCCAACGCAAACGACTTAGGCATAGAGCAAGTCCTTGACTATTTTCCTAAAGCGTTTGGACGCGGTTGGCGTTGTGATCGGCAAGCATGGAAAAGTTACAGCAAGCCACAAATACACGGTGCGCCGGGTGGCGATTGGTTGCACGTTGAGGTATCGCCAGCATTTGTTAATCAACCTCTAACCCTTATACAGCAAGCGTTTAGACGGGTATTCACCGAACTGCCACAGTGATGCCCTATGGTGGAAACACCGGCGATAGGAGATGCAATGGCAGACGCAAAAACATATTGTTACGAGGTTTACACGACTCGACTAGACACCGAACAGATGGTGTTAATACAAATATTTCGTGACCCTGACGATGGCCGAGTGCTACACGCGCAATTGGCGTTTAAGAGCGCTGTTGGCGATAGTTGGGGCACGCCTTACCAATTGGAGAAAAAATGAGTTACTTAGCAGTCAAAATAGGTGCATGGGCGATTAGCGGTTTAGCGGCATTTGTGCTGTTGTGGGATGCCAGCGCGCCACCAAAGCCAAAAATACAGCCGGGCGAACAGATCAGCACAGTGCTAAACAGCGTTGTTGTGTTGCCAACATTTGCACCGACTACTACGGCAGTGCCTAAAGGTTGTGCAGAATACGTTGCAGACGCAATTACCGCTGGTTGGCCTGCAGAACAAGCACCTATGCTTGCTCGCGTAATGTTTCGTGAGTCACGTTGCGACCCATTGGCATTTAATAGGCAAGACAGCAACAACGGCAGTCGAGGCTTAATGCAGATTAACGGTGTGCATAAAGACTGGCTAATGCAGACTGGCTTTATTACAAGCCTTGACGATCTGTTTAACCCAGACGTTAATTTGCGAGCCGCGTTACACCTATGGAATATGGTGGGCTGGTCAGCGTGGGCAGCAACACATGGCTGACATTCCATATCCCGAAACTGGCATTACAGAGGAGACCCGACAGATGTACCCAGAAAACTACAGCGACAAATACAACAAAGTTTTTAAGCAATTTGTAGATGACATTCTTACGCCAGTGCTACCAATAGACCGGCTAGAAAACCACGACATTTTGCTTGATGAACTAGAGCTGATGTATGACGCACACATGACGATTGGCGGCCAACAAAACAGGTTTAATGCGAGTGTCATACGCGCTGCAATTAACGTGATAAAGTCCATTCACTAAACCCGACCAAAGGACACCCGACAATGAATGACCAACTAGAAATGTTTACGACCACATTGGGATTGGCTGGTGAGAAAACGCAAGTTGCGTTAAACCATCCAAGTGTTGCCATAGCGCGCAACGCACCAGACACATCGCGCGAGGCAGGCGAGGCAGCCAAACCGCACGCAGGCAAACAACGTGAGATAGTGCACTTTTGGATTAAGCAGGCAGGCCGCACAGACGCTAAAGGCATGACCGCAGACGAAATTAGTGTTTTACTAGCACTACCTGCACAGTCTGTGTCAGCGCGCATTAACGGTTTGCATCGAGATGCGTACATTGTTGACAGTGGCATAAGGCGCAAAACACGGTACGGCCGTAACGCAATAGTTTGGGTGGCCTGCTGATGATCATAGAATATGCAACAGAAAAACAATGCAAATACATCTGGGGTTTAATGTTGCAAGTTGACAAAGAGCCTAAATGGATGTCAGAAATGACCCGCACTGCTGCTGCTGCCTACATAAAAGAATTGTTAGAGCGAGTAGAAATGCAGGCTAATGGCACACTTTGACCTATCGCTTTACGAAACAGTTGCACAACGCTTAGAGCGCTGGTGGACTAAATACGAGACAGGGCGCATTATTACGACCATTCATCACTATGACGGGTCAACCATCATTATGCGCGCAGAGGGTTTTAACAACGAGGACAGGCTTATTGCTACAGGCTATGCAGAGGAGGTGTTTGGCAATAGCCCGGTCAACAAAACCAGTTTCTTAGAGAATTGTGAGACCAGCGCTATTGGTCGCATGATTAGCAATAGCCCTATTGGGCACACAGGCGAGCGCGCATCATCCACAGAAATGGAAAAGGTCAACCGCATAAACAGTGCGCCGGCTAAATTAGACAGTCACGGCAGTGCCACGCCTAAACAGATTGGTTTCTTAAAAAGCCTTGCGCGCGGTAAAGGCTGGGATGATCTGCAGCTGCTCGAATACATCCACCGATTACTACAGGTCAATGACGTGGTAGTTGAGACCCTTACCGCTGGACAATGCTCAGCCGTCATAGATGGGCTAAAGAAATGAGCACAATTACAGACGAACTAAAAATACTTATAGCAATTTGCGATTTACTGCAACAAGTCAATTCTATGCACGATTTTGTTGGCAAGGATGAGGTTGACAGCCGCTTACGTTGGGCAGCACAAAACACTGCAAACAAAATTAACCGACTGTCAAACCTGAACGGCTAAAACTATGAGAAACCCAAACGATGAGTACGACAGGCTGCACGATCACATGACCGCTATTGCGCGTGAGCGTGACTGGTTGCAGTTAGAGGTGCAGCGTTTGACTGATGAGTTGTATTT